GAGATGTTCTGGAACTACACCCTGTTTTGTTGTCTCACTTATTTGATACACTGATGCTTGGTGACGGTTGTTATACGGGAGGTGATGCATTCAATTACTATACTACTTCAGAACAGCTTATTGAGGATGTGTACGAGCTGTGCATTAGAATAGGTAGAGTTCCTACTATGTATCCTACCAGAAGTTCTGAGGTAACACGGTGGGTATCGAAAGATGCGGACAGAGGTAGAGAACTGAACAGAAGACCTCTGTTCAAGCTTCGTGTTGCTTCAAGAGCAGAGAGTGATGAGTTGTCTGTATTACGTCCAGAGAAGGTAGAGTACTCTGGCAAAATATACTGCTTTGAGGTGCCACCACAGCATACTGTTCTCGTCAGATACAATGGCAGAGTTATGTGGTGTGGCAATTCTTATGAAGGCGTGAAGATGGCTCACAAGTCTTTCTGGGAAGAATGTATGCTTCCTAGAATCATGTTCGCAGAAGACTTTCTCAACAACGAGGTCTTTGATACGATAGAAGGAGGCAAGTATCAGTTAACTTACGATCTTGCCACTGTAGGAGCACTACACGAGGACTACGGATCAAGAATAACTACAGCCAAGACAATGGTTACTTTAGGCTGGCCGCTTAACGCAGTGAATGATAGGCTAGAGTTAGGCATGAATCATGTGCCGTGGGGTGACACGTGGTGGGTACCGATGGGTATGCTCCCAGTAGAAAGTGTGCTTGCTGAGAACAATACTCCTGAGGAAGATAAACCTAAACCAGACCCCTACGTTGACGACGAACCAGAAGAAGAAAAACCTGAAGAGGAAGAAGACGAAGAGGAAACTGCTGGTATGTCGTCAGATGAGGACAAAGCTTACTGGTCCAAATTTATAGCCATTCAGACACGATTGGAAGAACTTACACGTAACAAGGTCAAAAAGTTCTTCTTTGATCAGCGTAAGCAGATTTTAGAGAATCTGTATAACGGCAAGACTAAATTGATAGACATAGATAAGGAGACTCGCAAGTTAAAGCATATTCTAGGAGCCATCTATCTTGAAGGTACCAAGATAGGCGTGAATATGATCAGAGGTGAACTGGGTGTGCCGTTGGGTGAGACTGAGGAAGAGTATATGCCTGAAATCAAGACCTACGTCTTGAAACGATTGGACATCATACCTCAAAGCATGATGAGAACTGTGATCAAACAGTTGAACGTCGTTGTCGAGAAGAACCTGTCCAGCAGAGAAGACGTGGCTGAGGCTATTCGTGGCATGTACAATAAAAACATACGACGCGTGAACAACGTAATAGCGCGTACTGAGTCTTCATCCGTGATCGTGATTGGCAGAATTTTACAGATGCAACGAAGTGGTGTACAATATCATCGATGGGTGTCTTCTAAGATAGACAAAGGACGAGACGCTCATTTGATGTTGAACAACACTGTGAAAAGGATAGGCGAGTCTTTTTCTGACGAGTTCACGTTAAGATATCCTGGCGATCTTTCTGCTCCGATATCAGAGATTATAGGTTGCAGATGTGTGACCGTTATGGCAGATCATTTAGACGGAGGAAGTTATGAATAAACTGATTAAGAAGATTTTTTCTGGTGTCATTCGTGAGGTTGACACGGATCGAAAGTTGGTTGAAACCGTGATGTCTGACGAGACGCTTGATCGTTATGACGAGGTCATTCTGGCCTCTTCTTACAAGAAGACGATCAAGCAGTTTATGAAGCACGCGGTGCTTTTATCGTCTCATCGTTATGGCGATCTGAGAAGTCAGATAGGCGAATGGCTGAAGGTGTGGATCGATGGGACACAGCTCATTGGTCTTGCTAAATACTATGTTGGTGAAGGTAACCCCGAAGCAGATTGGGGTTTCAAACTGGCGGAGAAGGGCATTGCAGCATACAGCGTTGGTTTCATAGAGATCGATGCCGAATCTTTGAGCTGGGACGAGTGGCAGGAAGCAAAGAAAGCTGGCAAAAAGGTAGCTCGTAGAACATACAAAGAGGTAGAGCTTCTTGAAACCAGTCAGGTCATTATACCTGCCAACCCGTCGGCTCTTCAGAGAAGTCTCGAAGACGAAGCAGACGTGTATCACGATATGGCCGTGAATCTCAAATCGGCTTTTGTCGATAAAGAGCTTGAGGCTCTTCTTGGCAATTCTGAAGAGATAGCAAAACGCTTTCTCATTCAGGTCAAGGACGACATCAAGGGTCTTGAGGAATGTGATCACGTAGAAGACGCTGATACTAACAAGGAGGAACATGGTAAGACGCAGACTGACGGAGACAGAACTGAGGAGGCGTCTACAGAGAAGAGCACAGATGGAGACGTTGAAGTTAAAACTGATGACGAGGCTGAGAGTGTTTCTGAGGTTCCCGTGGTCGACAAAACAGATGATGAGGAGGGCGAAATGAAGGCCATAAAAGAATTGATCACTCAGTTAAGTGCCAAGGTGGACGAACTGGCATCTCAGATAAAAGAGATCAAGGAACAGACTACCAAGAGCACGTCTGAGATAATAGGTACAATCAATCTGAGAACCGTGCTACCTGAGTCCAGCTACGTCGAAGATTTGACGGAGCACGACTCGGCTGATATCACTGATATCAAAGGTCTTTCTGACATAATGAGCACACTGGACGGCATAGGTGAGGCACTGAAGCAGAAAAAACTTGACGGCTAACTCTTGGTCATCTTACAATAAGGTTAATGATCGAGGGTTCAGTCCTAATGAAGGACAATGTACCATAGAGAATGAAAAGGAATTTACGATTTAAAAATATTAAGGAGGAAAAGAACATGGCCAAAGAAGACAAAGAGATGACCTTGAAAGACGTTCTCGATAAGGTGCTGGAAACACGCCAGATTATCGAAGATCGTTTAGCAGGATCGGCAGACAATGAAGTGAAGTACGAGAAGGCGCTCGAAACCTTCAACGCGAAAATCGCCGAGATCGAAAAACAGCTCGCCCCCAGAACGACCAGTCTTCCCGGCTCTGAAACCGCCGGCTTTATGTGGTCCAAAGCGTTTTATGCCATCGCCTCTGGCGACTGGGGAAACGCCGGTGTAGAGAAAGAAATCTTCGACAATACGAAAAAGAGAACGGCAATGGAAGCTCAGTCTGGCTCCCTCGGTGGCAATATTGTGCCTCGTGAGGTCTCCGCTGATCTCATCGGCATGTTTGAAGCACAGCTCGTTCTTGCCCAGGCCGGTGTTACCACACTCAACGGTCTTACCGGATCACCCTATGACATACCTCGACAGACCGGTGGTGCTACAGCCTACTGGGTAGGTGAGAATGAAGACATCACCGAATCCAACTTGACACTCGGCACCATGACGATGACCCCCAAGGCCGTCGCCTGCCTGGTAAAAACATCGAACAGACTTCTTCGCCTTGCCAATGAGTCTGTCGAGAACATGATCAAACGTGACATCGCTCTTCGTATGGCTCTCAAAGCCGACCTCGCCGGTCTTCGTGGCACCGGCTCCAGCACACAGCCCCTCGGCGTAGCCAACACCTCCGGCATAAACAGCGTTGCCATAGGTGATGACGGCGGCAACATCAGCTTCGACGTCCTGATGGACATGGAGTATATGCTCGAAGAGGACAACGCTCTCTTTGGCAAACTCGCCTACGTATGGCATCCGTGTATCAGACGTAACCTTCAGAAACTCAAAGTGGCACAGTTCACCGGCGACACCGGTGGTCAGTATGTGGTACAGCCCGTAACAAGAGCGCTGCTCAGAGAGTGGATAGGCTACGACTACTTCGCAACCACGCAGCTGCCTACCAACCTCACAAAGAACAGCGGCATCAACCTCACCGAACTCGTGTTTGGCAACTGGCAGGAAATGATTTTCGCCAATTGGGGCGGTATCGAGATCGCTGCCTCTTCCGAGACCTACACGGCCTTCCAGAAGAACCAGACCTGGATCAGAATAGCGCAGGACGTAGACTTCGCCGTGAGACACCCGGAATCCTTCTGCGTGTGTTCTGACGCCAACAAAGTCAACGCGTAAGACAAAATAAAGGAGGAGGTATATAACCTATGAATCTCAAAAAACAGTCCGAAGACTTAAAGTACGTGACCGCTATTGAGCCCAAAAACTCTGAAGCGGCTACCATCAACGGGAACGACATAAACAAAAAGGGTTTCAGATCGGCATCGTTCTGCCTCGGCGTGGGCATTCCCGAAGGCACGCCCACTGATTACACGGTGGCCTGGAAGATTCAGGAAAAAGAACTTTCCGGAGATCAGTACGCAGACGTGTCAGGCCTCACCGGTGAGATAACCGGCGCCTCAGAGGCATATCAGGCCGAGATAATCGACGTGAATCTCGAAGACAGAAAGACGTACGTACGCGTGGTGGCTGTAGTCACGTTCACCGACGGCACGACCCCCAAGATTCCCATTGCCTGTGTGGCAGTTCTCGGCAACCCGTACACAACGCCCGTAACACAGGATTAACAACGGCCAGGCCGGCGTAACACAGAGAGGAGGCTAAACACCTCCTCTCCTTTTTCAACAAAGGAGGAGAGTATGAAGATGGAGAAGGTAACAGTTCGTAACGGTTACACATTTTTTCGTGGTGGAAGACTTATAACTCCGGAAGACGGCACGTTCAATCTTGATCTTGACTCTGAAGACTACAAGAGCCAGGACTGGAAAATTCAACTCGAAAGACTCAGGCCTGAAAACGTGAAGAAAGAAGAGCACGTGTCTGACGGAAAAACAACCACTGCACCAGTAGAAGAAGAGAGCGGCGAAGGTCCTGGAGAAGTCGAAGAAGAAGAGACCGAAGAATCGGAAGAGGCCGAAGAAGAAGAGACCGAAGAAAAGGCTGTAGAAAAGGCTAACAACAGAGCAATAACAAGAGTAAGGCGTAACAAGTAATGACGTTATGCCTCGTGTTAACATCGTCATAGCCAAACGTGGCAGAGAGCGACATCTAAACGCGTGTCTACATTTTCTCGACAAGTGTAACACGCGTTTCCTTTTCGACGTGTCTGTTTATGTCGTAGAAGATAGATTCTCCGAACACGTTAATCCTGAATCGTATTTTAGCATAAAAGTCTGCTATCTGTTTCTGGAAGAACAACCTCTCTTATTCAATAAGAGCAAGCTGTTAAACTACGGTTTTGAGCACATGAGACAGGACTATGACTGGGTATCTGTCGTAGATGTGGACATGATCTATGACCCTAGATTTCTGGACAAGATTAACTCTACCTTGATCGATAATACTGTGTGTGTATGTAATGGTTACGATATTGATCTAGGCATATCCATGTTCATTCTGAACGGCAGTTATGTAATACCCGACATAGCATCACTCAGTAAGTACGCTGGTAACTCTCAAATGTCAATGACCAGAAACACCGTGCTTCTTATAAAAGAGATTTATGGAGAACTGTATTGCGAGAAGTTTGAAGGATGGGGTGGTGAAGACTCAGACCTGTCTTTCAGAATATACGATATGGTCAAAGCTAATTTACTCAGACGCGTGACGTTCGACGGCATGTGGTGTCATCTGTGGCACGTTAAAGAACGTGACTCAGAAACATATAATAACAACACTCAGTTATTCAGAGAACGTAGAGAATACAATCAAAAAATTCTTGAGAGGTGGTTAAATGGTAAAACTTAACATAGCAATACCCACGTGTAAGACTGAAGCAGAATTAATCCCTCTTTTACGAGAGATACGAGAAACAGCCTCTACCAACATTCATGAACTCAGGCTCATTCATACTTGTTATCCGGGAAGTGCAGCTAAGAACAGAAACATAGCACTCGACAAGACTGGTGAGTTTGAGCCAATCATAATGCTGGATGACGATATAACCGGATTCAGACGTGGCTGGGACGAAGAGCTTATTCGTCCTCTGTTCAACAACGGTTTGGGAACACACTCTAACGTGGCTCTCGTGTCTGCTCGTCTGATGAATGTGAAAGGTATGCCTGCTCATATGATGGGAGAGAATTATGATATGACCAAGCCGATTGTAGAGGTCGATGTCAAGAGACTTCCTACTGCTTGCATTGCCTTTCTCAAGCATCCCTTGATCAGATTTGACGAGCAGTTTATTGGCTCTGGCTTTGAGGACGATGATTTCTGCAAACAGTTGCAGAATTTGTATCCAGACGGCAGATTTGTTATAAATAATGGTGTGGTAGTAGTTCACAAGAACGAGATGAAAAATCAAAAGACGGGTTTCTGGTACTACAACAAGGCATACTATCTTCGTAAATGGACCGACGAGACGAGTCGGTGGGATGGTGACAGATGACAGAAATACAAGACTATGGAAAATACAACGTTCAAAAGGTTGTGGCGCTGTACAAGACGTTTTCTGGTGAAGAGTTTGTAGAAGCCAGTCTTGCTAGCATATACAGACTTTGCCACAAGATAGTTCTGGTTCACTCTTCTGTGTCGTGGTCAGGTGAGGTAGGTAACACGGTTGCTCCTGTCGTAGAAGAGTGGAAACAGAACTACGACCCGTGTGACAAGATAGTGAATTTGTACGTCGATCTCAGGAGTCAGGATGAACAGTACAAGCACGGGTTTGACTACATAAAGAAGCACATACCCTGTGACTTCATTCTTCTTATAGACACAGACGAGGTCTGGGATGAAGATCAGCTTCAGGAACTGTTGATTCGTGCCTGTAACGACACGGAACACAATGCCTTCTCCTGTCGTCTTCACACGTATATTAAATCTATTCACTACAAAGTGGAACCGATGGAGTGGTGTAAACCAACCGTTCTCGTTCGTACATCTCAGATGGGCATAATAGGACCGCGAGGCATAAACAATTCTCCAAAAGTGCTATACAACGATATCAAGGCTCATCACTTTACCTACGTTCGTAAAGATGAAGAGACAGTTATGAAGAAGATAAAAACGTCCTTCATAGGTGATGGGCCTGGCACTCACTGTGTACCTATGGAAGACTGGATCGAGAACAAGTGGAAGAAACTGCCGTTTGCCACAGACTTTCATACCACTAAGACGGCAGAGACATCGTGGCACAGCATCAAACCCATTCTCGTTAAAGACCTTCCGGCAGCAGTGAGAAACAGCGTGAAGATTCTCAGCTCACTGCTTCCTTTTGGTCATCTGGTAAACACAGACTACGACATTCTGTTTCAGTACTCACAGAACGTAGAGCTTGCTGTTGATCTTGGCACGTATAGAGGCAGAAGCGCCATCACGTTGTCTCTACATGCGCGCCGCGTGGTAACCATCGATCTGTTTGAGGACATAACGACACACAGCAATGACGAGCTTAAACAGGCGTATGACTTCTACGGGAAAGACAGAGATATATACAACAACGTCTACGACGATGTAAAGAAACAGCTCAGTCTTTATAGCAACATTGAGGTCGTGAAGGGTATTACTTACGACGAAGCAAAGAATTTCGCCGATGAGTCCGTTGATCTTATCTTTATAGATGGTGATCACAGTTACACGGGAGTAAAGAAGGACTTCGACAGCTGGATTTCAAAGGTCAAGGTTGGCGGGTATATCATATTTCACGACTATAGTGATCTGTTCCCAGACGTTATGCGATTCGTTGAAGAGATTAAACTGTTGCCGAATATTAAACACGCAGAGACTGTTATACCGACCACAGTGCTTCAGAAAATATAAGGAGGTCTATATGCTTGGTAAAAATTTTATACATACAATCGAGCTTCATTTCTCCAACAAGTGTAGCGGTGACTGTATCTGTTGTTCAAAGGCTCACGGCGGAGATTCTAAACAGATGGTCAGTAAGGAGGTTGTAGAGGCTACTATAAGAAATCTCAAACACGTGGAGTTTAACTGGCTTCAGCTTGGTGGAGACGGCGACTCCTTCTTGAACCCGGTGTTCATCCCGTCTCTGAGAAGGTACAGAGCAGAGTTTCCCAACAAGGGTCTGTGTCTCTTTACAAACGGCTCGTTGTTGACTAAGAACATGACAGACGTGCTGACCTCAGAAAGATTGCTTGACGATATACAGACACGTATAGACTCTCTCAATCCCGATCTGTACAGACAGTCAACCGGCATGAGTCTCGACAAGGTGATTGACAACATCAAGTACTTCTTTCTTCAGAACGACTTCATTCGTTACCACATTATCTATTTCCCTCTGTATGCCTACAAACACATGTGTAAGAAGGTTCTGAATAAGGACGTGCCTGCTCATTGGCACAGAATCGATGAAAGTCTGCTCAGAGATGAGTCTGCTGAGGTTAGAAAGTTCTTCTACACACTGCCCCGCAACGAGAAGATGACCGAGGCACAGATGAACTTCAGAATCAGCCCCATCTGCTTGTGGGGTGAGAGAGAGGATATACCTCCAGCGTTCAATAAATCGTGTACTCAGTTACCAGAACGCAAAGGCTGCTTTCGTAATCAGGTATACATCTACCCCAACGGCAACATTGGTTGCTGTGCGTATGACGATGCTCAGAACACCTTTGTTATCGGTAACGTTCTTGAAAGCGACACTGCCGTAAATGATCTGTGGGCCAGTGATAAACGCGTTAAGATCATCAACGATGTGCGTGAAGGTAAATACTACGGCAAATATCCCTGTACAAACCCCGATGCCTGTGGAATGTACTTTGTAGACAATTCAATAAATTATGGAGATGCTTATGAGCGAGAACATACAGTCAAAAGCGTTGCTCGTTAACCCTACGCCGACCAAGAGAGCTTTCATAGACATTGGTCGTATCTGTTCTGTCAGGTGTATGTTTTGTTACCACAAATACGTGCCTTATACAGGTTACAAAACGTTCGAAGAGCTTATAAAGGAAGTAGATCGAGCGCATAGTCGTGGTGACAACTACATCGACTTCACGGGTGGCGAGCCTACTCTCGTGCCTTATCTTGATGAAGTGATACGTTACATAAACAACATAGGCATGAAGTGTTGCGTAATCACGAGCGGAGTAACCAACGAAGCACGTCTGAAACGCATTCTTGGGGCTGGGGTAGACGATATACTGCTCTCAGTACACGGGGCCTCTACGCAGTTACACGATTATCTGGTTGCTTTTAATGGTGCTCGACGTTTTCAGCGTAGACTCGTTGATCTGATCAAGTCATACGTTTCTACACTGAGGCTCAACGTGGTAATCAATCGATTCAACTGTCATGACCTAGCAGATATAGCTGAGCTTGCTATCGTGTATGAAGCACATACAGTGAACTACATCAACTTCAACCCTCATCACGCATGGAAGCAACACATGAATGAAGCACGTGACATTATAGCGGACCTGAGAGAGGTTCAGCCGGCGTTGGAGGAGTCCATCGAGTATCTTGAGAGTGCTAACATAGGCGTGAACGTTCGTTACTATCCAATGTGTAGAATGAAAGAAGCGTACAGAAGGACCATATGTAACGATCTACACGTTCTGTTTGATCCTTACGAGTGGGACTACTTCATAACTCCCAAGACTGTTGAAACGTATCTTCATAAAGGTCGTGAGATGAGTGACGAAACGGAGTGTCACGATGAGCCGTGCAGGTCTTGTGACCTGTTTAACATGTGTGGCGGAATAAACAAACACTTCAACAAGTTTACCAATGGAACCATGATCGACAGAATAACTGATTTCAAAGGAGACAAAAACGACTTCTATTGGTACAGAAAACACAATGTTATGACTCTTCAGGAACGTACATGGTAACGTTCGTATCCTTTTATACGGACGATGATATATATCCTAAATATGCGGACAGACTCGTCAAATCTCTCGACTCGTTTAAGTTAGCACATGACGTTCGAAGACTTCCAGTTTTCAGTTCGTGGTTACGTACAGTCAACTATAAACCACGCTTTTGTCTCGATATGCTAAACAAGCACAAGAGTCCAATAGTTTGGGTAGACTGTGATGCCGAGATCGTTGCCTGGCCTGAACTGTTCGACTACTTGACCTGTGATATAGCAGTTTGTTACAGAGAACGTCCTCAGGCACCTCACGAATTGTTGACGGGAACGGTTTACCTATCATATAATAGTGTTACGCTCAGTATAGTGAAACAATGGATGATGGCGTGTGAAAAGTATCAGAATATGGATCAGATAGTTCTTATGAAAGTGTTAGCCAGAAACAGGGAAGCGGTTATACATTCTCTTCCCTTTGGCTATACCAAAATATTTGACGCAGCTGATATGGATGATGGCAAACCGATTATAGTTCATCATCAAGCCAGCAGGGAGAAGAAAAGAAAATGAACGGGTTCGTGATAGGAAACGGAGAGTCCAGAAAGGGAATCGATCTTAGCGTACTCAAAAGGTACGGTCCAGTTTTTGGATGCAATGCTCTGTACAGAGATTTTATCCCCGATCTGCTCATGACCGTCGATCAACACATGATAAACATCATAGAACGTGATCGCGTTTCAGAGAAGTGTGAGGTCATGAAGAGAGTGGTCACTGTGAGCAACGACAAGACGTTTGAATCCAGCAGAGGTTTTACCATCACAGACCCCTATCATGCTGCTGCTGGTCCATCGGCGTTGTTCGTTATGTGTGACAGATTCAAGAGCCTCGAATTGAAAAACGTGTATCTGATCGGTTTTGATATATTCAGCGACACCGACACGGTTAATAACGTGTACAAGAATACTGAAGGTTACGTATCGTCTGATCATAAACCAACGTACACACGTAATTGGATAGTTAAGCTCGGTAGAATCTTTCTGAGTTATCCTGACATAACGTTTTACAGGGTGTGTGTTGGTGACATTAAACTGATAGAAGAGTGGAACCGTATTCCCAATGTCATATATACCACATTTGAATTACTGATGAAAAAAATGGAGGTACGTTAATCATGGCCGATCTTATATCGCTTAGCTTATTGAAAGGCGTTCTTGAAATACCTACCGTGACCGATCATGACGTGTTTCTCAGACTTCTTATATCTGGTTGCACTCCCATGATTGAGAACTTTCTTAATCGTAAGTTTCTCAAAGAAGAGAGAACCGTTCTGTTCAATGGAGGTAGAACCAAATACTACATAGATGCGCCTCCTATTGATTCAGAAGCTGATCTCGTTGTTACTGTTGACGACGACGAACAGGTGAAAGGTGATGACTTTGTGGTAGATTATCAGGCAGGTCTGATACGTTTCCTGTCAGACACTGACTGTGATCCGTTGGGAGTGTCTATAACCTACACGGGAGGATATGGTCTTATAGACGACTCTGATGCAGACGACTTTGGAACACTGGCTGTGCCTTACGATATTAAGTTGGGTGTAGCTCTTCAATGTTCGTACATATTCAGACGTAGAGAGACGTTGGGACTGTCATTTATCTCTCTGCCTAATGGACAGATGGCTCCCAACGTGGAACTTGATCTGTTGCCTATAGTAAAAAAGAGATTAGCACACTATTGGCTGCCGGCAGGAGAGAAGTAATGATTCGTATAAACGCAGAAGTAACCATTCCTGATATAGAGAAACGCCTTCGTGAAAGTTCTAAGGAAGTTATGAAGAAGTTTAGCGAAGTTGTGTACTCGACAATGAACGAGTTGAAGGCCATAGCAGTAGCAAAGATAAAGGCTGAAAGGCCAGGTTCCGTAAATTTGACCAATGTCGATGTTAAGGCCGATGTGGATGGTGACAAGGTAATAGGACGTCTGGTGTTCCCTGATCTGACGTATACTCTTACGCAGTTGAGGTTGTGGGACTCTCAGGGAAGAGTTGCTACACTTCACAACGTTTACATTCCACTTACGACTCGGTTGAAGAGTTCTCACGTCACACCAAAACAGTTTGTTCAAGAAGGCGGTGGTGGCAAGATTCGTAGCAGAAGAGGGTCTGAGTTGTTAGTCAAGTGGCAAAAAGGACCTTCAGTAAGACCTACGTTGTTTCAGAAAGAGAGCGCTTCTGTACACAGATCGAGTGGCAACACGTTTGTACCCATGTTTCTACGTAAGGACGAGATAAGAATAGAGCGTGTAGACCTCACATTGTTGACGGACATTTATGACTTGGTGTATTCTACTATATTGAGACAGGCTATGGCAGACCTGATAGCCGAGAATTTTTAAGGAGGTTGTGATCGTGCCTACGATCAGAGAGAACATACTGGCTGAAGTTCAAGCAATTATCTCAGACGAAAGTCTGGGATTTAAACATGTTGAGATCAATAGAAGCACACCTGTTGATATCGACATGATAGCGTTTCCCGCTTGTTTCATAGGCTCTGGCCCGGAAGAAGTGGCTGCCGATGAATTACAGGTTATTGGAGCCGAAACGTTCGAGTGGGAAATAGTTTTGGAAGTGTGGCTTAGGAAAGGGAATGATACAGATGAGGTCATGTTGGGAAAGATTCACACGGCTATGTTTGCTAATTACAACATGAGCGGCAATGCAGCATTCTCTCATCGAACGGGATTTACACCGCTGACCCTTGACCCGGCACGTTTTCTTAGAGCAATGAGAGTTACCTATGATGTCGTGTATCGACACAAATTAGGTCAACCGAATACGCTATTATAAAAAGGAGGTTTATCATGGCTATAACACAGCAGAGAGGAGCACAGGTACCGATCATAATCGATACCGAAACTACTTTCAAAACCACTCCGGTTTCTCCTGACGCGCATCTTCTTTACTACAAGGACGAGAGCCTGAGACTCAATCGCAATCTCTTGGAGTCTGCTACTCTGAGAGGCAACAGAAACCC